TTGGAACGGGAGCTTCCTTGTGGCTAAAGTGAGGCGACATCTATTGACACAGCAGAAGAAATATATTATGTGCGAGAAGAAATTTGAAAAACACCCCCCTACCACCCAAAACAAAAATTTGCCTCCTTTTAAATGCTTTATCTCACACAGCGAGGGGAAATTGTTAATATTAACTTATGTTAATAGGTATAAGGCATTTATTTTTGAGGGGGTTGGTATATAATAAGCTAATGAAGATTAGATACTATCACGTAGCTAAAAATCGCTGGTGGGGTTTTGCTATAGCTATGGTGAGTATATTTATATTATCAGACGCTAGGTGGTTCTATAATAACGTAGCACAGGTGATAGGATGGAGTTTTGCTAGTATCTCTTGTGGATTTTGGGTATATATAGGGATGAAGGATAAGGATATTCCCCGAACTCTTATGGAGTTGATGTACTTTGTATTAGCATTAAGGGCAGTATATAATTGGTTACAATGATGGATTACATATATAGTTTACTAGAAAGATATGGCGGCAGGATAAGCTGTTGGGCTTGGAATAAGCGATGGGGTAAAAGGAATGATGTCCGTTATAGAAGTTCTAAAACAGGGAAGTATTATACTATAAATAGAAAAACAGGTGTTATTAAAAAATGATTAATTTCCCTCACGATATGGCATTGATGATGATGTTTATATTTATAACCTTATACCTAGTAATGAAAGTTATTGGATGGATGAATTAGAAAAAGCAGTTAAGATAGCAAAGGAATTGGAAAGACGCAAAGTTACGAATATTATGGCGGAGTATGTGCCGTATGAGTATCAAAAGAAGTTTCATAATACATTAGCAGCACAAAGATTGTTAATGGCTGGTAATCGTGTCGGCAAGTCCTTTAGTGGGGCTATGGAAATGGCATATCACGTGACGGGAAAATACCCAACGTGGTGGGCTGGTAAACGATTTAACCGACCCATAAGAGCTTGGGCAGGGGGAGTTTCAAACGAAACTACTAGGGATGTTTGCCAAAAAGAACTTGTCGGCCAACCAGATGATCCAACGGCTAAAGGTACAGGTACAGTACCTTTAAAATATATTGGTGATACTGTAAGGAAGGCAGGTGTACCTAATGCGATTAACTCATTAGTCGTTAAGCACGTTACAGGTGGATATTCACGAATAGGATTTAAAGCATATGAAATGGGTAAAGAGAAATGGATGGGAGAATCCGTAGATGTTATATGGTTGGATGAAGAACCACCTACAGGAATTTATACACAAGCATTAACAAGAACAGCAGATAAAGGTGGGATCGTATATATGACGTTTACACCCGAACAAGGAATGACACAAACTGTAGCACAATTTGTAAATGATTTAAAAGATGGACAAGCATTAATACAAGCTACTTGGGATGATGCACCCCATATGACAAAAGCAATTAGAGAACAAGTTTTACAAGCACTACCACCCCACGAAAGAAAGATGAGAGAAAAAGGAATACCCCAATTAGGATCGGGTTTAGTATTTCCGATTGTAGAAGAAGAAATATTAACTGATCCCATAGATATACCAAGTCATTGGCCTAGACTATGTGGAATAGATTTTGGTTGGGATCACCCTACAGCTTGTGTATGGGTTGCTTGGGATCGAGATGTAGATACAGCTTATGTTTATGATAGTTATTCTATACGTCAAGAAACAGTACCTGTTCATTCATCAGCAATTAAAGCTAGGGGTAAATGGATTCCAGTTATTTGGCCACAAGACGGCAGACAAGCTGATAAAGGATCGGGTAAGAATTTAACCGAGCAGTATAAGAAGGAAGGTGTGAATATGTGTCCAGAATGGTTTACTAATCCACCACAACAAGGTTTAAGAGAAGGTACTGGTGGTAATTCAGTAGAAGCAGGTATAATGGAAATGTTAGTAAGGATGCAGACAAAACGATTGAAAATCTTTAAAAATCAGAATAAACTGTTGGAGGAGTTAAGGATGCACCATAGGAAAGACGGCAAGATAGTACCTATGAATGATGACTTAATTTCTGCGTTAAGATATTGTATAATGTCTTTACGAAAAGCAAGATTAAAAATTTATGAACCATTACAACAATTTACTGATTCAGAATTTAATGTTTTTGCTAGATAACAATTATGGAAGGGAGATATGGGAGGATTTTTTAGAGCAATAACTAGAATATTCAGACAACCTGTGCAACAACCTGCACAAGTCATAACTACACAAGCACCAGCAGCAGCGACAACTACTGTTTCTGGTTCTCAAAAAGTGTCCAAACTACGAGGACAAGGTTCGGGTGTTACTGGAACGATTATGACGGATGCTACAGGTCTTGAAGAAGAAGCAAATGTTTCTAAAACTGTACTAGGCGGTACGACTAAAAAGAAAAAGAAATACGCATAGTGATTGAAGTAGTCACGGATGAGAAATGGAAAAAGCCCATTGGTGACTATGTTAAGAAACACGCCCATATTCATCATTCAATTAATGATTGGTATTCTTATTTAGGTTTTGTTGAAGATAATGAATTATTAGGAGGTTTTTTATTTTCAGATTGGGATGGTTATAATATTTGGGTTCATCTAGCATTAAAGACACCACGATGCTGTACGAGAAGAAATGTTCAGTATGTTTTTAATTACTGCTTTAATCAGATAAAATGTGGTAGAATAACGGCAATGTGCATCAATGGTTACAAAAGGAACGAAAGATTGTTAAAAGGTACAGGATTTGTTAAAGAAGGTATAATAAGAAAAGCAATGAAAGTTGATGGAAAATATATAGATGGAGCATTATACGGAATGTTAAGAGAGGAATGTAAATGGGTTTAAAACAACCAATGATGGCACAAATGCCACCGCCACCAGCAGTTGATCCAAGTGTGGCAGCCAAAGAAGCAGAATCAGAAGCAAAATTAGCAGCAGAAAAAAAGAAAGCTACTAGCAATAGAATGAAAGGTAGAGGCGGAACAATTTTAACAGGTGGTACTGGTCTTGAAGATGAAGCACAAACTGGTAAATCTGTATTGAGTAGTTACTAATGGCAACTTTTGATTATATAAGAAAACGATTAGATAAGTTAGAAGCTGATCGAGGTACGTGGGAATCTCATTGGCAAGAAATTTTAGATTATGTAATGCCACGTAAGGCAGAAATTACTTTCTTGCGTTCACGTGGAGAAAAAAGAACAGAAGTTTTATTTGATTCAACAGCAATCACAGCTAATAATCTTTTAGCGGCAAGTCTACAAGGAACACTAACATCACCTTCATTACCTTGGTTCTCATTAAAATTAAGAGATGACGATGCTAATAAAGTTAGAGATATACAAATCTGGTTAGAAGATACAGCACGTAGAATGTATGCTGTATTCAATGAATCTAATTTTAATACAGAAGTTCACGAAATGTATTTAGATTTATGTTCAATAGGTACGTCAGCAATATTTGTGGAAGAAGCAAATGAAGGATTTTTAAAAGGTGGTTTACATTTTAATACTTTACATATTTCAGAATATTTTATTCAAGAAAATGTAAAAGGAACAGTAGATACACTTTATAGAAAATATAAAATGACTGCACGACAAGCTGTGCAAGAATTTGGTGAAAAGAATATAGGAACAAAAATTAAAGAAGCCCTTAAAGCAAAACCCGATACACAATTTAATTTTATTCACGCAGTAGAACCAACAGAAGATTATGAAAGAGCAATAGGTAAAGCTAAAACTAAATTACCTTTTCATTCTTGCCACGTTTGTTTTGAAGATAAAATGGTTGTTCGTACAGGTGGGTATAATGAATTTCCATATTTAGTTCCACGATGGGCAAAAGCAACAGGTGAAATTTTTGGAAGATCACCAAGTTATAACGCATTACCAGATATTAAAACTTTAAATAAAGCAGTTGAAATTGGATTAAAGGCTTGGGCAAAAGCTATTGATCCACCATTACTTGTTCAAGATGATGGAGTAATAGGTAGAGTTAGAATGACACCTGCTGGTATTACAGTTGTTAGAAGTGATACAGCAATTAAACCATTACAAATTGGATCGAATTGGCAAATAACAGATTTAAAAGAAAATCAATTAAGAACAGCAATTAGACAAGCATACTATTCAGATCAATTACAATTACAAGAAGGCCCACAAATGACGGCAACAGAAGTTCAAGTTAGATATGAATTAATGCAAAGACTTCTAGGCCCAACATTGGGGAGATTTCAAACTGAATTTTTAAATCCATTAATTGAAAGAGTATTTGGAATTATGATGAGAGCAGATGCTTTAATGCCAAGACCAGAAGCAATGGGTGGTATGAATATGGATATAGAATATGTTGGGCCTTTAGCACGTTCTCAAAGAATGGAAGAAGCTATTGCAGTTGAAAGATTATATCAATTAGCAATGCAAGTCGTTCAAGTTGATCCTACTGTTATGGATGTTATTAATCACGAACAAGCGATTAGAATGAGAGCAACATTACTTGGAGTTCCTAAAACAGTTTTACGTGGTGAAGATGAAGTAGCAGAAATAAGAGAACAAAGAGCAGCAGCACAACAACAAGCACAAGAACAAGCTATGGCACAGCAACAAGCTGATACGGCATTATCACAAGGTAAAGCTATGACAGAAATGTCTAAACCCGAAACTAAAGAAGTTATGGAAGAAGCAATGGCACAAGCAG